ATCCTGGTGAGGATTTTCACTGGCTGCGGGACTATCGTGCTTACGATTCCAGCGTTCTTCTTTTGCACCTCTTCGCTGATCGATACGTAATGGTCGGCACCGCTTACAAGCCGCTCTTCGTCGATAATGCCATGGGATATCCATAGTTTCGGTGATCTGTTTTTCTTAATCGCCAATAACCTTTCCTGATGGCCTCCAATGATCATATCAAACCGCTCGTCGGCATATCGCGCCGGGTCAGTGGTAGCCGTGACAACGTGGCCCATTTTCCCCAGGGTATCAATTACGCATTCAATGAATCTGCCGGACCCGCCGCCTTCGGCCCCGCCGTCAATGTAACGTGATGTCACCAGTATGTTTTTTGTATCCGTTTCCGTAGATGTATTCCCCCCGGCAATCAAGAAGTATTCCTTGTTGCCGGAATGCGGCCTTGCGTACCCGGCAAGATTTCCCTCAATAATCTTGTATGAGTCGAACATCTTCCCGAATGAATCAACTTCAGCCCTTGTGAATTTATGTAAATGTTCGGTTTCCTGATAATAATCCGTCTCATGTCGAGGAAAATTTGCTACAAAAACGCCATCTTTCTTGAGGATCTTTTTGATATGATCCATGATTTTAATTCTGTTTTTCTGATCGTTATGTTGGAACACCATTACGGCATAAACAAGGTCGGCAACATTCTCTTCGTTGAATTCGTCCGGACGATAAAGCTCTACGTTATCCGTCTTGATTGCCCGGTCAAGAAAATCTTGGCAAACATCAATCCCTATAACCCTGCGGGCTTTAACATATTGAAGTATGCGGCCAATGCCACACCCATATTCGACAACGGTACTTGAAGCATCGTAATACGGAGATAAATTTTCGGCCTCAATTTGCCCCTCTCCATAGAAGTCGGCGTCGTTCGCACGCGGCAAGATATAATCTCGCCAATCCGGCCTTTGCGCTGCGCTACTCCAAAATGTTTCAGGATTCTGAATCATTACCCTGCCCTTCGTCATCCGCTATGCTTCGCTCTTCTGCCGTATAATCCCAATTCTCGGCAGCCTGTGCCGCTTCATCCGGTGTTCTCCGTTGGCCCCGAGTGAAAAATCGTCCGGAACTTTCAAAGTCGCTATCTTCCAGCCAGAAAAACGCTATCCATTCTGCCCTTGTAATGTCTTCCAGTTTCTTTGTAGGCATGGCAATCCTTTCAGTTCTTTTCAATCATGATTGAGTAGTCAACCATCCAAATGCTGATCCCAGGAACCCCGTCGTTTGCAACGGCGTTTTCGTCCCTCGTGGTCGTGAGCCCCTGCCTCTTCATCCAAAGATGAGAATACCCAGTAACAGACAATGCACAGCCGTCGAGAAGTGCCGTAAGATAACCATACATATTCGTTATCTCCGTTTTGCCGCTGGATGCAGAGAATAAGGAATACTGCACCAAAACTTCATCAAGGTAATCGCTGAACGTATCTTGTGGGCTGCCGGATACAATCTCATAAATGACGTAAGGGTATGTCTTCGGCATCGGAGCTTTCGGATAATTCTCAAAATATATCCTCCCGCCCACGTAAGCGTGAAGTGTTGAACCCGAATGTTTGGTTGCCAGACCTGTCAAGAGCGCATTCATTACGCCACTACCTCATTCGCCGTTAAGAAGAGGAACTCCCTTCTTTCATCCGGATCATGACTCACAAGATTAAAATATCTCGATCCCCATTTAATCCTCCAGGAGGCCCGCATGAGTTTCCGGTATCTGATCTTGAACTTTTGAACCCGGTCCGTTCCCTCATTGGAAGATGCACTCCATGCCTTCGCCCACACCGTCGCGAGGTCTGTCCACGTATCTGTCACTCCGCCAAGCCCATCAGCGGCGATAGTCGAATATTGCAGCGTGATCCTCTGATCAAGTTCGCTCGGGCTCGTCGGCTTGCGTGTGCCGTATGTCGCGTTATTCAAACTCATCCCAAAGCCTATAACTGGCGCAAAGATTTTGAATCGCCTCTTTTAAAATGTCGTGCCGGTCAAAGTGATAATATGAATCTTCCGCTGCCAACTTTACGGCCCTCTTCAACGGTTTGGGTATTGACGCCGCCGCCGTCCATCCGCATGTGTATCTGATCTTGATCGGATTCGACGGATAAAGCGTTGCGGTCGGCCATGTTCCTTCGTATGGGAGAACGATTCGACCGATCCCTTCGCCATTCGTCTCAACAAGATAGTCCGTCGTAACGGTCATCGTTGTTACTGTTCCGTCGGAGTCCGTATAGGTGATTACCGGGGCCGTACCCGCCCCATTCTGAAGGTTCCCGTAAGGCAGTTTGATAAAATCAACGCCCGGGAACGCCTGGAGGTAATAATCGTGGGTGGCCGTCAAAAGCTGCCGCCTGGCAATGTTCTGTACCAGTTCTGTACCGTCGCCAATGGCATCATCAAGGTTGTCGTCATCGATCGATTCCGGACTTTGTGAAACAACAGATGTCCCAAACTCACAGGCCGCAACTAAAACTTTGGACACGGTGCGGATATAAGTCTTGCTCCCCGTGTACTGTTTTTTGTGGTCCTGGTTATCGTTGGCCGTCGTGATCTGATCAAAGGCCCCACCCGTCCAGTCGGTGTAATTTGCGCTGACATCCGTATCCGATTCCTGGATCTTCGTGTCGTTCGTTCCGCCGTCCCCATTTGTCCCGGCATGGACAATGACCTCAACCAGTTTTCCGGCGACGTTTATGCCCGTCCCAGCATGGGTCGTGTAGTTGTTCGCAATGGCATGAGACCCATAGGCAAGGCTCTGCGTGGTCGTCAGCGAGTCATCGAAAGAGACCGAGTCCAGCCTCAGATGTAATTCGAGTTCGCTGCGGGTCAAGACCGCCAATGTCGGCGCTGTGTAGACCTGGATGTTCATGCCTTAGCCTTTTTCTTTTTCTTCCTTCTCTGCCGTTTGGCCTTCTTGTCCGCTTCCTTCTGTTTCGCTATGCCTGTTTTCATTATCTCTGGAAATTCAAGTCGATTGTAAAGTTACCGCCAACTGTGGCCTGGGCCGTTACCCTAACTTTGATGTCGGCCTTGATTGGGAAGTACCACCAGCTCGACATTTGGTAACTATAGGGGGCCGTTGACTTCGGAAGAGTCGCATGTACGAGATTGGCCCCCTTATTCGCCGTGGTTCCTGCGTCGGCGCTACCCAAATAGTCTTCACCCGTTGTCTTGTCCAAAATGAACACATTGGCCGCATCGGGAGCGGTCCCGCCTGCCGTCGGCCTCGCAAAGACTCCATAGAGATAATATTTACCGGCAATCAGGGCCATCGCATCGCTGGATAAACTTACGTCATCGCTCCCATCGTCGGCGGTCGCGCCCGTACACACGAGCTGAACCCAAACGGCGCCACCTGTGTAAGTAGCAACCGTCTCAACGCATGTCATGGCCGCGTAAAGATTTGAGGCCATCAGCATGATAGCCAGTGAGAATATGAACTTTTTCATGTCTATGTCCTCATGTTAAGGCGTAGGCGTCAGATGGACCGCCCACGCCGAGGAAGGGGTTAAATAAATTCCACAAACGGCTCAAGGGCCATCAAGGAGGCCGGTTCAATTTCAAGCGGCGTCTCAATCACATGGCGGCATTTATCGCATCTGACCGTCACGGTTTTCGGGAGCTTCACTTTCGTAAAGACGAGTTCAGATTCTTGGCTGAATAATTCATTGAGCTCCTTTACGAACGGCACCCAATTCTGAGACATTTTCCGGCCATCGGGATCATTCGGGCCGACCAAACCAATGCCGCCATTAGGTATTTCATCGCCGTACTTCTGGATGAGTCCGTTCCTTGCCTCTTCAATGATCTGAAATTTCGCTGCATGGACCTTACTCAATTTGATCAATTCGAGACTCGCGGTGACTGGAAACTTTTCTTTGAGCAATGCCGCCAATGGCTCCTTTGCCGTAAAAATCACCCCGTTTAAAACCTGTCCTTTTACTTCTTCTGCCATCTGTAACCTTCCCCTTTCTTGGTTAGTTTTCCGGTGCAACGGCCTTGACCTCTTTGCTCCCGAAAGGAGTTTTAAGGATCACCTTGCCTTTGACGCCCGATAAAAATTTACTGACGATACGATCTTCTGCCGCTTCGCCATCCCCTTTCTTCCTGATCTTCACTCTGATTCCCATGATCCCCTCCGAGGGGCGGGTGTTTATAAGGCACACCCGCCAAAAGCCCGTTTGTTAAGCGAATACAAACCCTGGCGTATCGGTATCGTAACTACACGTAATAACCACGCCATTAGCATTAAGGAACTTGAACAATGT